CTATTTTCCATCTTTCGCCCTGGGGCGAAAATCCTCCAATTTTGCGATGGCGGAGACGGCCCGGCGGCGTTGATCGGCTGCGCGCGTGTAGTGCTCGACCATCGCCAGCGTGGCGTGACCGGTGACCGCAGCAATCTCGTGCGCGCTGCAGCCAGCTTCGGCCAAGCGGGACGCCGCCACCTTGCGCAGGCCGTGGAACACGTAGCCGACGAACTCCGGCCGGGCGCGATCTCCATTTATTTCGCCCTTCGCTCCGACCCGTTTCCTCCCGCGCAGGCATCGGCTGAACATGGTGGCGAACGATGGGCCATCTTTCCATGGCGCTCCGGTTGGGCGCTCTAGGATCATCGTCGTTTTGGCGCTGTCCCTCCAGGCGTTCAGTTCGGCGCGCAGGGCGGCGTGGCACGGGACCCACAGCTTGGCCCCGGTCTTTTCCTGCACGACTCGGATTGCCGACCCGTCGTAATCCGCCCAGGTCATGCGGATGCAGTCCCCCTCGCGCTGCCCGGTATAGAGACCGAGAACAACGGCCCGCCGCGCCCATTCCGGCAGGATGCCCGGCGTGATCGCGCGCTCCACCAGATCATCAGGCCATGTCGCATATTCCCCGGTGGCGAGCGTCTTGATGCGCAGGGCGGGGTGGTAATCGATGTATTCCCGGTCCACCGCGAACTGGAGGATGATGCCCCACATGATGTGGAGGGAGTTCGCCGCGCACGGGGTGTCGGCCAGATTGTCGCGATGGGCGAGGATGTGCCGGCGCTTGATCGTCTTGATGTTGACCTCGCCGAATCGGTCCACGATGTAGCCGAGCGAGCGCTCATAGCTCCGTTTGCTGTTCGGTCTGAGCTTGGTGAAGCCCGAACTCAACCGGTACTCCCTCACCACTGCTTCAACCGTGCGAACGCGGGGCTGTCCGCTCCGCGTTTTCCGTTCGTAGGTGTAGGTCTTAACGGTGCCGTCCGCGAGCGTCCGCTTTACGGTCTTTCCGGCCATCGGCAACCATCCTTGCCACGATTTCATCAGGGTCAGCAGAGCGTGGCGGGGTGCTGGTTGCCGCGTCAAGCCCGCGCCTTGCCGCTGCGCGCAGTTCGTCCACCGGCCACCGCTTCAGCCCGCCGATCACAGCAGGCTTCGGCAGGACGCCTTTCTCGACCCAACGCCGCACGGTCGTCTTGCTGGTGTCGAAGAAGTCAGCAACGGACGACTCGGACAGATACTCGGTCCCCATCCCTACGCCCCCTCTCCCTGCGCCCCGCGGGCGGCCAGATACTTCATGTCTGCCGGCGACAGAAGGCCGACGCTGTAGCTGCTGCGATCCGGCGCCGGGGTCAGGACTTCGCGCCCGCAATCGGGGCACGAACGCACGCCCCAATCGCCATCATTCCGGCGGTGCAGTTTCTTCGGAACATCGGTGATGTCCTCTTGGCAGAACGGGCAGCGTGCGCCCAACTCGAAGCCCAGCGGGTCCATGAGCATCTTGGTTCTCGGACCCTTGGCTCGGTCCAGAAGGGCGTCAGCCATTCCCTTCCTCCCTCGTCTCGGTGGGCAGGAGGCCGGAGGCGCGGGCCTTGGCGAGGGCTTCGGCGTCAGCTACCTGAATGCGTTCCCAATTGTCCTTTCTCTGACGGTCCTCTTCATCGCGGCCGGCAGAGAAGGCATCCAAGGCTCGACGGTACGCTTGCTGTGGGGTCAGACCATCGGTGAACATCTGGCGCCAATATTCTGGGAAGACGGAAAACTCTCCGGGCTCAAACCCGTACTCACCCTGGATCACGTCCTCTTCGAGATGCTGGAGCCACGTCCGGAAAGCCGGTGTGATCTCGTCGTCACCATCATCGTCGCCGTCTTCGTCGGGCAGCAGGTTCGCCAGATCGCCGATAGCGTCTTCCGGCACGATGAAGTGCCCGGCAGCATCCTGTTCGGTCTCGCGGACGACACGCCCAGCTGCTTCGCGAAGCTCCGCCAGCTCCCACGCGATGTCTCCGCCCTGCGCCTGCCCCATGTCCTGCATCGCGAAGACGCGCACGGCGTCCTTGTCCACGTCGTGGGCTTCCATCAGCCATTGCGGCTCGGGGTGCCATTCTGTGGCGCCGTGGTAGACCCGGATCGGGATTGCCCGGCGGGTGCCGGTTTCGCCGCGGTAGTTGGTGTAGGTGAAGACGAGCGGTTCGCCCTGCGCCTGCTGTGCGCCCGATGAGAGGGCGGCGTCGATGATGTCGGTGTTCTGCTCGTCCCGCTCTTGATTGGAAAAATACCAGTTTGGGCTGTTCAATCGCTCCCTCACCGTGGTTAGAGCCTCCCGCACCGCTGCCTCTCGCGCCTCTGCGGCGGAAAGGGCGGACTCAAGCTTCTGCCGAACCCGCCACGCAGCATTGGCGGCCTTCTCGAATTTGGTGCGGGCAGCAGCAAGGACCGCCTCCGCCTGGGTGCGCGCTGTCCGTTCATCCGCATAGGCCCGCACCACTCCACCGTATGCCGTAGCGTCGGCCCCATGGAGCATCGTGGCGACCACCGAGACGGCGGCGGCGTGGCTCTCAGCTCCGGTCAGGCGGGCCAGTTCGGATAGCAGGGCCTCCGCCTGGGTGGCGCGGGCCTCGGCTGCCAAAGCATCGTCCAAACGGTGAGCGGCCTGCTGCTCCCAGCTATCGCGATCCGCCTCCAGTTCCGCGACGCGCGCGGTCAGGGTGTCGATCAGGTCGGCGGCTTGGTCGCACACATCGTAGGCTGTCCCTGAGTGGCGGACAGGATCAGCCTCCAGAAGGCTGCGCAGGCGCGCGCTCAGCGGCGCCGGGGCGGGGGAGGTGGTCATGGGGTCAGTCCTCCTCGTCGGTGTCCAGTGGGCAGTGGCGGCGGCTTTTGGCTGGCTCGCCGTCACGGAGCTGCGGGCATTCGGGGTGGATGCAGTCGCCGTCCTTACCGGCTGCGCAATGCGTGAGAGGTTTGAACGCCTCCATGGGGGCGGGAGCGGAGGGGAGGGGCAGTACCTCCACCTGGAGAGCATCCCAGACGGCCTGGAAGGTGACCCACTTCGGTGATGGCATCCGCATCGTGAGCGAGATGGTCACCGGGCCGCCCGGCTCCTCGCTGTTGGTGATGCTGTCCAGAGTGCCCCTCCACCCCTCCACCCCTCCCGGCGCTGCGGCGGGCGCCAACGACCACCCATGGAACCACGCGAAGGCGCAGTAGGCCGCCACGTCGCGCGGGTCGCCCTTGTGGACGTGCTCGGCCAGCTTCGCCACCAGCTCGTCACGCCAGTCTCCCCGGCGCCACCCGTCGCTGTAGCCGTACTTCACCTCGGCCAGCCGCAGCTTGGCGGCCAGTGCCTCGGCAAAGCCGGTGACCAGTTTTGCGGTGTCGGGGTGCAGGCCGACCGGCAGGGTGATGTAGCCGACCGGGAGAGGTTGTTGCGGCGCTGCGGCGGGCGCAGAGACAGCGCGGGCGGCGGCGATCCATGCGGTCTTGTGCCCTTCGTCCAAGCTGTCCCAAAACTCATCGGGCGTAGCGATCATGCCGCCGGGCCATTTGGTGTCCGACCATGTGTAGGCGATCCGCTTGGCCGTCTCGGTCAGGTCCGGGGCGGCCTCCACGGCGGGGCGGCGGGGCGCTTCCGGTGCGGAGCCTTTCACGTCCCCGGAGGTCGGGACCGGCAGGGCTGCGGCGGCTACGTCGGCGATATCTCGCAGGGTTCCGAGCGCGAGCGGGGCGCCATCATTGATGGCTTCGCGAGCGATGGTCCTGATCTTGGCGAGCGCCGGGAACATGATCTGGTAGGAGGCGGCCCAGACCTTCGCCATCTCCTCCGGGTCTCCGGAGCCGGGGCCTTTGTCGTAGACCTCGCCCAGGATGACGTCGTTCTCGGTGGGGCCGCCCCAGATGAAGCGCCCACGGGCTTCGGCGACGCGGCGGGGCCGTGCGGTCTTGTCGGTCATTGTGTCGGTCTCCTCAGGCCGAGGGCGTGGCTATGCGCGCGATCCCGGCGGCCCGGAAAAAGGCAGCGGCTTCTCGCTCGGTGGCGTCGCGCATGAACGAGTTGTGAATGCCCATCGCCTCATCCTTCAGGCGAGCGGCCTCGCCTTCCAGGGCTTGGGCGATGGCTTCAGTTTGGTCTGCCGCGGGCGTTTCAGGGCGGCGGTTCCAGTTGGCGACCATCTTGTTGGCATCTGCCCATCCGCAACTGTTGACCATCCACGCGCGGATGCTGAGGCTTTCCGCATCCCATGGACCGGCGTGCAACCAGCGGCCCCTGTAAGTGACCTTCAGGGCTCCTCCGGTGTGCGGGCACGGAAGGAGGTCAAGGCCACCCCAGGAGATGCTCTCCGCGTCCTCGCCTTCACGCGCGAGGCGCCATTCCATGCCATCCGGGACCGAACGAACGTAGCCGTCCCAGCGGGAATATTCCGGCCACCACTCGGACGGCCCGTATCCCATGCCGCAGTACTGGAGCTTCGCGCTCCACTCGGGCCGCAGCATCATGCCGCAGATCATGCGGGCCGGGATGCGCCAGCGGTACAGCGCCTTGGTGTCTTCCGGGCGCCGCTCGCTCCACAGAGTCCATTCGGTGTCGGTCATTGCGGTCTCCTCGCTCTGCGCTCAGCGCGGAGCGGTGGGGGTGGGCTGCTGCGCGTCCAGGCGCGCCAGGAAGTCGGCGAGGTCCAGCGTGTCCGGGTGGCGACCGAACTCCTCCACCGCATCCAGGGCGCGGCGAAGCTCCTCCGTCTGCCGACGCGGCGGGTAGAGGTCGGGCGCCTTGAGTGCCCGGACCATGCTGCGCGAGCGGCTGCGGCGCCCGGCCATCACTTCGCTCCCTTCTTCTGCTGGAAGCCGGCCGTGCGGCCCTGGACGAACTCGCGCCAGGCGGCGGCGTGCGCCCCGCCGTTTGCGGCGATCAGCGCGTTGATCCGGTCGGTGTGGTCGTCGAGGAAGGTGACCCACTGCCCGAAGGTCAGGCAGGACGAGCCGATGCGCTGCAACTCGGCCAACTCGTCCGCCCACTCGTCTCCCTCCGGCGCGTCGCCGTCGCCCTCCGGCTGGCCCTCCTCCGGCTTGGTCAGGTAGGCCTTGCGCAGCCGCGCCAGCGTGTCGTCCCCGCCCTCGGTCATGTCGGCGGCCCACTCGGCGGCGTCGCTGTTCAGCTCCCAGAGCTTGGCCGGGTCGGCGGCGCCCTGCAGCGCGGCTTCGAAGCGGGCCAGCCAGTCGGCGGCGCTCGTCGTCTCCGACACCTCGCCGTCCAGCGTGACCAGCTGATAGGTCTGCGGCGGCGGGACGAAGGTTTCAGGCGCGGTGCCGGCGTCATGCTCCAGGGTCGGGGTGGTGCTGAAGTTGGCGAGCTGCTGGGCGGCGGTGACGGCGGCGATGGATGGGCCGGCCTGCCGGCGCTCGTCCGCAGCGTGCATCGCATCGTCCCGCTCGATGACGCGCTCCAGTTCCTCGGACAGCGGCAGAGCCTTCATCAGCCGGCGCAGGACCGTCTTGCGGGCCATCTCGCCCCACCACTCCTTCCACGGGCCGGAATCCTTCGACCGGCTGACGGAGCGAACCTTCTCGATCTCCTGGAAGCTCATCACCTCGACGTGCTTCTCGTCGTCGTCCGTAACGGCGATGGCATAGGCTCCGATGGCCGGGCCGCGGTCCACATCGAGGGTGGGCGGCTTGTGGTGGATGTTGGCATCGAATCCGAGCTGGTAATCAAACTCGTCGTTCTTGTGGACCACGTAGGCGTCCAGCCGCTTGATCTGGCCGCTGTTCATCGCGAGCTTCCGCAGCCCGCGCACCATCGGCATGTACTGGACCTTCTTGACCCAGACGTCCCTGCCGTCCCGCTTCTCCTTGGTGTTGAAGATCACCAGGGCAGCTTCCTTGCCGTTGGGCATCAGGCCGTCCGCCGCCGCCTCCAGGCAGGAGTTGAAGAGGGACCGTCGGTCGGCCTGGGCGAGGTCGGGATTCTTCGCGGCGGCGGTCATCACCACGCGGGCGAACTTGTCGGGCGTGATGTGGCTGGGGAGCGCAACGGAGAACTGCGCCTTCACCGCCTCCTTGGACAGGTCGGCCTGCAGGTCCTTCACGGGGTCGCGCGGGGCGACGGCGGTTCCGGTGTTCGTGGTCATGGTGATCAAGCCTCGCGAATGGTCATGGCCCCGCGGTAGGGCTTGCCGCCCCGCTGCGCGTAGACCCAGGTGATGGAGTGGCCGGCGGCCTTGGCCCGGATCGTCTCCGGGGCGTCGCCGAGCTTCAGGGCGATTTGCGCTTTGACCCGGGCCTCGGCGTCCTCCGCCCGCTTGCGGATGCCCTGAACCTTCAGGAACCGAGCGCAGAGCGTTGGCAGGCGGTTGTCCCCGGTCAGGTCCAGCGGCGCGGACCGCGTCTCGGCGCCCAGCAGCGACAACTCGGCCTGCGTGTCGAAGTCGGCGACGTCGAGCGGCGGCGTGCCGTCCTCCACCGCGCGCCAGAAGGCGGTGACGGCCTGCTCGATCTTGGCAATCGTCGGGTCGTGCCGCTCGATCCGCCCGCGCTTGAGCGACGATCCGCCGACGCAAGCGACGATCCAGCCGTGGGGTGCCCGGACGCGCTCGCACGCAATCTGGTGCTGGAGCTGCAACGTGATGTCGATCGGCGGCGCGGTGATCTCGTCGCCTTCGGTCTTCCACAGGTCGCGGAACACCAGATAGTCGACGTTCTTGATCTCGACCGGCGGCAGGCCGATCTCGTGCACCTCGAAATCACGGCTGGCGCCCATGCCCAGCACCGCGGCGTGGCGGAGGTAACGGTGGACCTTGCGCAGCGGCCAGGGCGCCCATTTGTCCATGGCCGCGTCGGCGATTCCCGCCTCCAGGTGCTTCCCGAGCCGGACGCGCTCGTTGTTGTCCAGATCCTCCGCCGGCAGGACGCCGCGCTTCTGATGGTAGAGCCGGTACCCGGTCGTATGGCGGGACACGCAGCCGAGCATGGTGGCTCCGGCGGGCGGAACCTCGAACATGTGCAGGTAGGCGAGGGCGCCGGTCGGCAGTTGCCACAGGTAGAACAGGCTGGCGATCTCCGACCCGCCGATGTGCTGGGCGCGGAGAGCGTGCCAATCTTCGCGATTTTTCGGAAGAATTGCGTTCACAGCGCCGGCTCCTTGATCGTCTGCAGGTGGAAGTACAGGCGGGCGCAGGCGCGAACGTCGACCAGGGCGTCATGGGCGCCGTCGAGCGGCTCGTTGAAGAAGACGCGGAAGCACTCCTCCAACTTCGGCCACTTCCAATCTCGATCGTGCCGCGGGTTGGCGTGCAGCACCTTCGCCAAGGGGGTGGCGGTGCGCATGGTGCAGAAGGAGGGGACGCTGTAGACGTCCACCGGCACCTGGGCGCGGTGCCGTGCGGCGTCCATCACCGCCAAGTCGAAGGGGACGTTGTGGCCGATTACGATCTCGGCGCGCTGCAGCATGCCCCAGAACACCGACAGGACGGAGCGCAGCGGCACGCCACCACGCTCGGCCACCTCGGTGGTGATGCCGTGCACCGCAGCAGCGGCATCGGGAATTTCCCAGCCGGCCGGGCGGACCAGCAGGTTGACGGAAGCGCGCTCGGTACCGTCCATCTCGGTCAGCAGGGCGGCGAACTGCACGAGATGCGGCTGGTGATCGGCGGTAGGGTCCGCGCGGAAGTCCACCAACCCGGTGGTTTCGGTGTCGAAGAACAGGATCATATCTGCCCCGCTCAGTAGGCGATGGAGACGCGCGGCACGTCGCCCTTGGCGATGGCCGTGATTGCGGTCTTGGCGTCGCCGTAGGACAGGCCGGCGGCGGTCAGCGCGGCGACGGCGGCGTTGTTCACCGTGGCCCGGTGGGTGCGGTCCGCTTCGCGGCGGCTCCGCGCCTCCTCCTCGGCCTTGCGCTCGCCCTCGATCCGCTGGCGTTCCTGGCGGGCGGCTTCTTCGGCCCGCTGCTGGGCGCGCTCCTCGGCCTCCTTGGCGCGGCGATCGGCGTCCAGCCGGTCCCGCTCCGCCTGGGCAGCGCGCTCCTCAGCCTCGGCCTTCTCCCGTTCCGCCTTCTCCTGGATCTGCCGGGCCTCCTGCTCGACCCGCGTCCGTTCGGCGGCGGCGGCGCGTTCCGCCTCCTGGCGGGCCTGTTCGGCGGCGCGCTCCTCGCGCTCCCGCTGTTCCTGCTCCGCTTTCTCCCGAGCGGCTTGGGCTTCGCGCTCTGCAGCTTCCTGGCGCAAGCGCTCCAGCTCGGCGCGCTCGGCGTCGCGCTGGTGGGCTGCCTCCAGCATCATCGCCAACTTGCCGACGGCCTCGGCCTTCGCTGCCTCGGCGCGGGCGGTGAACTCCTGGAAGGTGCTGGTGTCGACGGCCTGGGCGACCGTTAGCCGGTCGGCGATGGCGTCGGTGGTCGGAACGCCGTCAAGCACGGTCAGCCGGGCGATGTCAGCCAGTGCGGATTCGTGTCGGGAAACCCGCGCCTTTTCCGCCTCCTCGAACTCGGTCAGCGGCGCGCGGAACTCCTTCTGGAGGGCCTCCAGCCCGTCCCAGAAGATGCGGCGGATGCCGTCGATGGCGTCCACCTTGACCTTGTAGTCGGCCTTGAGCTGCTTCCCGAAGGCGTCGGCGGCGGTCTTCGACCGGGCGATCTTCGCGGCCATGGACGCGATGGCGTCGCGCCCCTTCTTGGTGGACACGTCGCGGTCGATGGCCAGCACCTCGCGCCGGACGTCGGCGACGATTTCGGCGGCCTTCTCCGGCGTGAAAATCTCGGGTGTCAGGTCGGCGATGATGGCGAGCCCCTTGCCGGTCTCGGTCTTGGGCGCTTCCAGGGTGTCGGTGGTCATTGCTTTCGGGCCTCCTGGCTCCAGCGGTCTTCGTGGGCGCCGACGATGCGGTCCAATTCTGCCTGCTCGGTCGGCGTCAGGCGCTCCAGCGCGCCGACCATCAGGCGAGCGAGCCGGTTGTGTTCCGTGGGGTGGTCGGCATCGATGCCGGTGATCAGCAGCACCTTGCCGTGCAGCAGGATCAGGCTGCCGTAAGCGGTCTCGTCCGATTCGGTGACGGTGTACGGGCTGGCCATCCCCATCACTCCGCGGCCAGGATCTGCAGCGGCTTCGCGCGGCGCAGCGCGTCGGCGAACCACGTCTTCGCGGCCTCGGGGGTGACCAGCAGCCAGCGGCGGGAATCGTTCAGCAGGAAGGCGGCGCGCGCCCGGTCGAGCAGGGCGGTGTCCAGCGTCTGCCCGTCATCGTCGATGCTGGCGACGTAGGTTGCGTCCTCCCACACGTCGATGACGAGGGACAGCCCCAGCGCGCCGAGCTGGAGGGTCTGGCCGAGGTCCGGGCGGACGGTGGCCGCGGGCTCGGGCTGCTGCTCCGCGATCCGCCGAAGCCAGAACCCGAGCTGCACGCAGCACTGCCGGTGGCGGTCGCGCTGGTGGGCCAGCTCCTTCAGGACGGTCCTCTCGGTCCAGTCGCAGCCGGCGACGCGCACGACGTCTGCCTCCGGGTGGTTGCGCAGGTACCGCAGGGCGCTGCACAGGGTCCATGCCGTGCCCCGGTGCCGCTCCGCCCGCTCGCGCCACCGCTGGAGCATCTCCGTTGGGCTGTAGGGGGGCTGGTAAGTGGCGACCCGCCCCAGCGCCTTCGCCCGGCCCGACGTGTGGGCGTGGTCGTCCATCTGCTCCAAATCCTCGATGGTCATGGGCGGGGCGGCGGGGCGGGCGGGCGTGGCGATCAACTTCATCGCGTCCTCCGGGTGTGATGGGGGAGAGAGCCGGCCCTCTACCTCGGGCGCCGGCGCCGGCCTCATGCCCGCCTCGGTCCTGCGCGATCCGCAGTTTTCCCGGCGGTGCTAAGCCGCAGCTCTCTCTGACGCCTCGTGCCCGCTGGGATCATCCATGCGGGCTGGAGCGCGCCGGGGCGCGGGCTATGTCGGGACGGATCAGGCGGCGTACCGGTCGGCGAACTGTCCGCGCAGGGCTTCAAGGCGCCGTTCCAGCTCGGCGATCTCGGCGGCGCGGTCGAAGCCCAAGGCGTGGTGGTGACGGAGGAAGGACAGCCACGTCGCGTGAAGTTCGATGGTGGCGGCGCGGTCGTGCCGGCTGGTCCCGTGGAACAGGCGCTCCACCTCCATCACGCGGCGGTTGCCAGGACGGGTTTCCAGGCGGGCCGGTCGGTCGGGCGCGTCACGCCGTAGGAGCGGAGCGTCTCGACGATCACATCCCAGGTCGCGGCGTCCGGCCGGCCGAAGGTGGACCAATCCCAGATGCCCTCGATGCCGTCGGCGGCGTCCATCGCGGCCTCAATGTTGGGCGCCACGCCGATCAGCGCGCCGGTCGGGAGGTGGGTGAGGTTCCAACCGCCCTTCTCGCCGTGAAGGCCGAAGGGACCGCGGGCCGCGCCAAAGTCGACCGCCATCGGACCAACGATCGTGGCGATCAGGAACGGGTAGGGCGCCCAGGTGGAGGAGGGGGAGGGGGTGTTGAGGGGGAGCATCAGGCGGCTCCCTGGCCGGTGGCGGCCTCGATGGCGCCGCTGACGCGCTGGTAAAAAAGCGCGTGCGCATCATCGAACCCGGCGCAGTACTCTTCGCCCTTGTCGTCAACGCGCTCGCCGCTGGCGTCCATCGCCTTCATGACGGCGGCGGCGATATCGACCGGCTGCGTCACCCCCAGGAGCGCGTCGATCTGCTCCGGGGTCTCGGTCACCTTGTAGGTCTCCGAACCCATGTAGACGGCGGTTTCGTTGATCAGGCGCTCGAAGGCGTCGATGCGCTCGGCGCGGACGCGAAGCGGCTTCCCGTTGGTCCCGGTCAACGTGATGAATTGCGCGATGATCACGGTCTTCTCCCCCTTGTTCGCCTCCCGAGGAGTTCCCGGCGGCACGGGATGGCGCGCCGCCGGGAGAGGTTGGGGAGGTCAACCAGCCCGCCGGGTCATCCGTGGGCGTTGGAGAAATGTAAGCGACGCTTACCTCTGCCCGCAACAGAAAAATGAAAGCGACGCTTACATTGATGCCGGCCCATTGCTTCTCTCATACTCGCGTCGGTGGCGCTCGACGGCGGGCGCTCATGCGGGGGCGTGTGTGGTGGACGGAGCGAATTTCCGGGTCGGTATGGTCTTGGCCCTGGTGAGCGTGGCTGTACTCGCTGGATGCAGGTCATCCCGCGAGGTGGCTGCGGGGGAGTTCGCGGCCCTCTCAGCAAAGTGTGGGCTTCCCACCTTGGCAACCACGGGGCCGAACTTCCGGGAACGCCTCCCAGAAGAGGAGGCGGCCAGCCGATATCAGTGCGTGGCGGAGGGATTCGCAGCATCGCCGGCCTTGGCACAGAACCCGAATGCAGACTTGGTGCGCTACACGATCGCGTTGTCGGAGGTGCTGACGAAGCAGGTTGCTCGCGGCCTCGATCCCGCCATGGCCGAGCTTCAGTTCGCCGAAAAGGAAGCGGAGATGAAAAGTGCTGCGGCGCTCAGGCGCTCGGCAGCGCAGGCGGCAGAGTCCGCAGCGATATCTGACGCACTGGACACGCTGAAAAGGATGCAGCCATCACAGCCGGTCGGGCCTCCGCCGCCGGTCCAGGTCGCGCCCTTTTCATGCCGCAAGAACGCGCTGACGGGAAATCTGAACTGCTGGTGACCAAGCAGGCCGCTGAGCCGTGGCTGAGGTGAGGGAGAGGTCAAGTGCCTGCTGCTAATGATGATAGGAACTACGAGGGTCTTCTTCATAGCATCGAAAAGCAGATTCAGCGAAGGGGCGCGAATGCCCGCGGGGGGGTAGCGTTGAATTTGGCGGGGGAGGCCCCCATGATCCCGGTATGGAAGCTTTGCTGAAGCGCATGGAGCGGATGGAAGATGTCTTGGAGCGCTTGGAGCCTAAGATAATAGAAATCCATGCGTTTATATCTGCTAGCATTCCACATCTTGCAACAAAGGCAGAGATAACCGCGGTTCAGTTAGAAATATCCCATTGTGAAAATCGCATTTCTGACCGTATTAATAATGAGGCGAATGTGCTTTCTGAAAAGATAAACCATAGACCAACCACCGCTGTTATTCTAACAATCTTTGGATTGATGGCGGCAATTGCTGCAGTTCCATGGAAAGAATTGTATAAACTTTTTAGTTTCGAGTAATAATATGGAAGAATCAATTGACAAGAATGAAGATGATCGCGTTTATCAACGGATTAAAGAACTAGAATCCGAACTGCGAGAGCTTCAGCATCGTGCCAAAAACAGTCTTCAGTTGGTTGTCAGCCTTCTGAAACTTCAAAGTGGGCGAATTCGCGATCCAGATGCCCGCGCAGCGTACGAGCAGACATTGCTGCGGATTGGATCATTAACATCCCTGTACCAGCAGCTTCACGAGTCTGGGTCAGGTACTCACTTAGACTTGGGCCGGTATGTTAAAGTGCTTTGCGAAACGTTGAGCACGAGCACCTTTGGCAAGGCGGCCGAAGTCAACGTGAACGTCGATTCTGATCCAATACAGATTGGCTTGTACGAAGCAATGCCGCTCGGCCTAATTATTGTTGAGTTGGTTAGCAACAGCTTACGCCGAGTTCATCCAATTGGTGGACTTATCAGCGTTTCTGTTCGAAAAGAGGGAGGTGGTCGCGCTCGCCTGACAGTAGAGGATAATGGGCAAGCACTGCACGCCTCTTTTGATCCTTTGGCGGAGGACGAACTGATGTTGGCAGAAGCTCTGGCTGCTCAGTTGGGTGATGCTTTGGAAAGCTCTGTTTCTGATGGAAACAATCGGTCAAGTGTGAGCTTTCCAATTTGATGAGTCTTTCCCAAGGGCGCCGCAATGCGCCCTTCGCGTATACGGAGCGGCGCTATGCATCGGTCGTCACTCCGCCGCGACGGCCACCTCGCAGCAAGACGCCTCCGGCCTCGGCGTGGCCGCCCTGAAATACTCCATCACGTAGACCCGTACGACGCTGGAAAAGCTGTCTACGTCTTGGGCTTCCAGTTGACTGGCGAGGCGGGTGCACAGCTTGCTCACCGTCAGGCCCTCCCTCTGCGCGATCTCCGCCAGGGCGTCCCAGAAGGCCGGCTCCAGCCGCATGCTGGTGCGCTTCCCGGCGACGCAGACGTTCTTGAGTTTCTTCGACATGACTTCACCGCCGCGTGTCTGGTTGCACCCCTATGTGTGCACCTTCACGGAGCCGAAAAACATGTGATGAACTTCACACGAAATGCGGGGTCATGCCTCGTGCAGCGAGATCATAGCGGGATCGCCGTCAGCCCACAGTCGCCCTGGCCAATCCGCCGCGCCTGCCCCTCGAAGGCCGCTCGCTCCTCCTCCTCGGGCTCCCTGACGACCAGGGCGTCCCGGCGTTCCGCGCACGGGCTGCCGAGCAGCATCGCGGCGGCAACGGCGCGTGCCCGGCCGGCGTCCCAAGCCGAGACCACGGCCCTATGCCGGGCGTCTTCAACGACGAAAAGCCTACGTGGCGGCTGCTCGGTCATGGCGAACCCCAACATGCGTGTTCGCATTATGTTCGCTTTTGCGGGGTGGGGAGTCAAGGGGTGCCGCGCCGACGCATGATCCTGACCGGCCCATCATCTGCGTCGCCCCGCCGCAGCCGCCGCTGTAAGCCCTTGCAGTTTGCTAATTTCCATAAGCATGCGATGCAATTTGCATACTTGGGTACTCTACTGTTACGGGAATGAAGCGAAAAACCTCTACCAATGTAATCATGTGATCGGGTAGGGTTCAGCATCGTTCAAGCCCACGAACGAAAGGGTCGGCAGAGAGGGGCCTAATCCTCACCGCCGACCTTTATGAGACGAGCTCACCGGGCGACAGATGCCAAATGGCCCTCCGTGCCTGTCCGCACCCGCGCAGGTCATGGAACCCTTGCACATGGTGAGCCAAGTGGGAACCATATCTTACATACGGGAATATTCATTTCCCATTAACCCCAGCCTCCATCGGCCCTTGCCGGAGCGGCCCGCCGCTCGACCCGCGGGCTGGTTAGGCTGAAAATCCTACATGCAGGACAAAAAGCACGCAACCGTATGGACGGGAGCGCGTTTCCGTGGCATCGTTTGTTCTAAATTCGTTCTGGGGGTGCGGATGGGGAGCGGAGTGCTATTGAGCGAAGAGCGCCGCTTGGTCGATGCCATGAGGAAGCTGCCGCCTGAGGCGGTGGCCCGAATTATTCGGGCTGCGGTTCAGCGTCATCAAGAGAGATGCCGGCCCGGCGTGCCTCCCGGTGGATCTGCGCCCATAGCCAATCCTTGTCTTCCGGGGGAAGTTGCCGGTAGATGAACACGAGCCCCCACTCCTCATCGGTCAGCTCTGGCGCAGATTCAACCTTCGCATGGTTGCGCGCCGAGTAGGCCCGGAAAACTGCAGCCTCACCGCCAGGGAGCAGGTTCGCCAAAGCCTCAACTTCCAGCCCGTACAGCCGGGCGAGGCCAAGCAGGTTCTTCGGCTCTGGGGTCGTCTCGCCGCTTTCCCACTGCCCAACTGCTGGCCGGGACACCCCGAGATCGGCAGCCACCTTCGCCTGGGTCAGCTTCTTAGCCTTCCGGGCGTCTCGTAAGCTCTTCGGTAGATCCATGGTCGCAGGTTTTCCCGCACGCGGCAAAGCCTGAATTTGAAAGCAACGCTTACGGAACTCAATGCAAGTGTCGCTTACGTTTCGTGCTTGCCAATTAAGGTAAGCGTCGCTTACATTTGGGGAATGAAAGACCATGCTCTCTCTCAAGCGATAGCGGCAGTGGGTGGACCGGCGGAGCTGGGGCGCCGACTCCAAATCAGCAGCCAAGCCATTTCGCAGTGGCGGAGATGCCCCCCGGAACGGGTGATCCAAGTCGAAGAGGCGACGGGCGGCAAGGTGTCTCGCCATGCGCTGCGCCCCGACCTGTATCCGCTTACGAGGCCCCGCCGCAAGCCGGCGCCCGCCCAACCCAACCAGGGGGCGGCGTGATGAGCGTACGTGAGATCGCCCCCAGTACTGAGCGGGCCGACCGTGTGTTGCGGCAGATCGCTGAACAAGCGGATGTTGCCCGCTCCGAGTTCGGCCCCGATCTGGCCGGTTTCGCCCTGGTCGCGTGGGACATGCGCGGCGCAGTGCGGACGACCATTGACTGCCGCGAAGGCGCCGTTGCGCTGTCCCTTGTCCCTACCTTCGCCCACGACGCGCTGAACCGACACGTCGCCGTGGTGATTCAACAGACCGCCGAGAGCGAAGGGCTGGACGATGTGTGATGCTACTTCTTCTTTTTGCTGCCACCAGGCTTCGGCTTTACCTGCGTCAGAGCTGATCCTGCGGCTGACTTTGCGGCCGCGCTGGCATTCGGATCGCGCAACACCTTCGACGCGTTGCTCGCGGCTTTCTTTCCAGTGGTCTCGTTCTTCGGAGGCATCTGATCGCTCCATGGTTGGTGTGAACAACCCCATGGTAGCGCACGCGGGCGGCGTCGTCATGGCGTCGCCCGCAACTCCCTCGATGCGCGCGTGGTGAGGTGGCCGATGCCTGATCGTGCCGCGGATCGCCCGAACCACCCGCGCCCGACACCGGGCACGGACTCCCAGCCTTCGGACGCCTGTCAAGGCTACGCCGCGCGGCGACGCGCCGTCGCTTGGGCTTTCGGCGATTCGGCCAGCCCTTAGGCGGGCGGCTCCTCCATTGGCGTGGGTCAGTCGTCTCATGCCGCCATTCTCAGCCGGGGTACGTCCACCGGCGAATACAACCAGCGGGACCCTTGGAATGACCCTGCAGATTCCCCGAGACGCCGAAACCACCGCGGGAGCCCTCGCGAAGATCGTGCAGACGCTGGGCAGCGGCGACGTGAAGTCCGGCGTCGCGCTCGCCGCGCAGATCACCGGCAAGAGCCGTTGGACCGTTCGCGCCTGGATGGACCCGTACAAGGACGCCGAGCCGGGCCTGTCCTGCGCCGCCGCCCTCGACACCGCCTACTTCACCATGACCGGCGAGGAGCCGCCGCTGTACCGCCTCTATGGCGACACGGTGTCGGTCCAGACGCACGGCGCCCACGGCTCCCACACCACCGACGTGAAAGACCAGATGCTCCGCCTGACCGGCGACATGGGCGAACTGGCGATGGAGCTGACCCGCGCGGAGGAGGAGGCCCGGAAGACGCGGCGCGGCTTCTCCCCCGGCTCGATCGCCGTCGTCACCGCCAAGGCCGACCGCATCCGCGACCGGCTGGCCGGCATCGTCAAGGGCGTTCGCTCCTGGTCGGAGGCCGTCCGCTGATGGACATCCTCACCGACCTGATCAACCGCCGCCCCGCGGGTCACCGGGCGTCCGCCCAGGAGCTGGCCCGGCTCGCCGAGCAGGCCATCGCCGCCGGCGCCAAGGTCATCCGCCCCGATCCGCAGGATCTGCGCGCCGCCGCTGACGAAGCCGACGCCCAGCGTGTGGCGAATGCCCGCAAGCGCGCCAAGAGCCGCGTCACCGTCGGCACCCGGGTTGCGCTGTCCGCCGCGGGGCGGCGCACCACCACCCCGTAACCCCCACCCAAGGAGACCCCTGTGGCACGCAAGAAATCCGGCACCAACAAGGCGGAAGTCCGCCGCGCCCGCGCGAAGGGCCTGACGTCCGAGCAGTTCTTCGGCTTTGTCGACGACGTGAAGGAGGCCCGGCAGGAGCTGGACGACGCCAACACCGCCCACGCCACCACGCACAAGAAGGCGGACGGCCTGGGCATCCACCCGCAGGCGGTGAAGCTCTACCTCCGTCTCGACAAGATGGAGGACACCAAGCGTAACGACTTCCTGCGCGCCTTCGATCAGTACCGCGGCTGGGCCGGCCACTGGAGCGCGCAGGCCGACCTCTACGAACAGCCGGGCGCCGACGCGACCCCGCTGGAGGAGGCCATGAACGCCACCGATCGCGATTCCTCCGACGAACCCAAGCCGCTGGGCGACATCGTGGCCGGCATCGTCGCCGACGCCAAGCCCGCCTACGACGTGGCGTCGCCCTCCGATCTGCCCGGCGCCGAGCCCGCCGATGAGCAGGCCGATTGGGGCGATGAGGGGTCGGACGAGACGAACGCCGAGCTGGAGAACGCCGGCTTCACCTTCGCCGAGGGGCGCAAGGCCGGCCAGCAGGGCGCCGAAGCGGACGCCAACCCGCATCCTGCTGCGTCTCCGTCGCACGCCATCTGGGAGCGCGGGCGCGTCCAGGGCGCCGCGGACGAGCCCGCCGAGGACGAGGCGACCGACCGCGAGGCCGACGAGGGAGGAGAGCAGGAGCCGGCCCCGGCCCGCGCCGCGTCGGCGAAGCGTGGCCCGGCCGAGAAGTTGGCGGCCTACTTCGACGGCTTCGACGGCGTTGAGATCGGCATGGCGGAGGGCGATTGCCCGCATGGTCGCGGCGCCTTGCGCACCTCCTGGCTCTCCGGCCACCGCGACGCGAAGAACGGCAAGTCCCCGTCCTTCGTCCGCCCCGCCACCCGTCGCCCGCTGGCCGCCGATGCGGCGGCGGCCCTGCACTGAGGGAGGGGCCCATGGCCGGCGGCGTCCTGGCGCTCGATCTCGCCACCAACACCGGATGGACCCTGGGGCGGCTGCCGATGCAGCCGCTTCTCCCCATGCAGGCGCGCGTTCGGAAGCCGCCCAAGCCGCTCTCCGGTGCGATCCGGTTCGGCCGGCCCGGCTGCACCGTCGGCGCGTTCGCGGACGCCGCCGAGGCCTGGGGACGGCGCTTCCTCGAGGAGCATCGGCCCACCGGCCTGATCTATGAGAAGCCCATCCTGCCGCAGGAGACCAACCCGGACACGATCCTGAAGCTGAACGGGCTGGCCCTGATCTTCCTCATGCTGGCCCACCGCTTCGGCATCCGCTGGGTGCGCACCGCCCAACCGTCCACCGTGAAGAAGCACTTCTGCGGCAGTGGCGGTCCCGGCAAGGAGGGCGTGCAGGCCGAATGCCTCGCCCGCGGCTGGACCTTCGCCACGGACGACGAAGCCGACGCCCTGGCCCTGTGGGACTATGCCGCGACGCTCGCGGCCAACGAAAGGGCCGCCGCATGAACGCCATCGTCTCCGGCCAAGCCTCCCTCTTCTCCGGCGACGCGCCGGTCCGCCCGACGCTTCGCCCCTACCAGGAGCGCGGCGTTGCCGAAATCCTCGCCTGTCTGGAACGCGGCATCGATCCGCTCTACGCGCTGCCCACCGCCGGCGGCAAGACCACCATCTTCACCGCCGTGACCGAGGTGGTGGGCGCGCAGGGCTGGGAGGTGTGGATTCTCGTCCACCGCCGCGAGCTGCTGAAGCAGGCCAGCGACCGGCTGCTGTCCATGGGCATCTCCCATGGGCTGATCGCGCCGGGCGCGCCGCTGACCAACGATCCGGTTCAGGTGGCCTCGATCGACACCATTGGTGCCCGGCTGGAGCAGCTTCGCGATCGGCTGGCCCGCGTCCGGCTGGCGATCATCGATGAAGCTCACCACGTCGTTGCGTCGAAATGGCAGCGCGTGCTGGAGGCGATGCGCCGGGCCCGGCGCCTGGGCGTCACCGCCACCGCCTTCCGCTACGACGGCAAGGGGCTGGGTGAGCATTTCAGCCAGGCCATCGAAGGGCCGGCCGTCGCCGAACTGATCCGCGACGGCTATCTTGCGCCCCCGGCCATCTTCGCGCCGCCGGCCAAGATCGACCTCAGCAAGGTCAAGAAGCGGGGAGGGGATTACGTCGCCGCCGACCTCGCCAAGGCGGTGGACACCGACGAGCTGACCCTGCCGGCGGTCCGCCACTACGCCCGGATCTGCGGCGGCGTGCCCGCGGTGGTCTTCTGCGCCGGGGTCGAGCATGCCCGGCACGTTGCCAAGCAGTTCCAGGCCGGCGGCTGGGACGCCGCGTCGATCGATGGGGAGATGACCGTGGCGGAGCGTGACCGGGCCATCCGGCAGCTCGCCACGGGCCGCCTGTCGGTCCTGACCAGCTGCGACATCATCAGCGAGGGGACGGACCTCCCGGTGGTCGGCGCGGCGATCCTGCTGCGGCCGACCGAGTCCACCGGCCTCTACCTGCAGCAGGTCGGGCGCGTGCTGCGCACCCACCCGGGCAAGGACAAGGCGATCATCATCGATCAGGTCGGCAACGTCGCCAAGCACGGCATGCCGGACGAGCGGCGCGTCTGGTCGCTGACCGGAGGACTGAAGGGTCTGGAGCGCGCGGTGACGGCGACGCGGCGCTGCCGCTATTGCCATTTCGTCTGCGCGAAGGGGCCGGACCGCTGCCCAAACTGCAGCCGGGCCTATCCCAAGCCGCCGGTGGCCGCGGTGCCGGAGGTGGCGCTCGCCGTCATGCCGGGGATCGCGGGCCTGTCGGCGGAGCGCATCGCCGCCATGAAATACAAGGACATCCTGCCGCTCGCCAAGACGGAGGAGGACCTGCAGCGGGTCGCCGCCATCAAGGGGTACAAGCGCGGCTGGGTGAAGCGAATCCTGGAAGAGCGCGCCGCCGCCACGGCCTACGGCAACATGCAGCGGAGGTATGCGTGATGGATTGGCCCTTCGGCGACCTTCGCCCCTTCAGCTACGGCCTGATCTACGCCGACCCTCCCTGGCGGCAAGAGATGTATTCGGAGGAGACCGGAACCCGCAAGGCTCCGCAGGCCCATTACGCCTGCATGCCGCTGGACGAGATCAAAGCGCTTCCCGTCGGGCACCTCGCAGCGCCGGACTGCTACATCGTCATGTGGAGCTTGTGGAACTTCGTGGCGCCGGGCTACGCCACCAACACGCTGCAGGCCTGGGGATTCGCGCCGAAGAGTGGCGGTTCTTGGCACAAGGTCACCAAGCACGGGAAAGCCGCCATGGGCACCGGTTACGGCTTCCGCGGCTGCTGCGAGCCCTTCCTCACCGGCTCCATCGGCAAGCCCAAGGTGCACAGCCGGGGCGAGCGCAACGGCTTCACCACGGACGTTGACGCGGACTTCGAGCTCAACGCGCTGCTGGCGCAGGCGCGCGAGCATTCCAGGAAGCCGGAGGAGATGCGCGAGGCACTGGAGCGCATGTTCCCCGACGTCCGGAAAGTCGAACTCTTCTCCCGCCGCCCTGCCTGCGACCGCTGGGACGTGTGGGGCAACGAAACCGCGAAGTTTCAGGACACCACAGCATGAGCGCCGAGCAGCCCTGGCTGAAGTTCTTCCCGACCGACTGGCGGGCCGACCAAGGGCTGCGCGTTGTCTCCCTGGCCGCCCGCGGCCTCTGGATCGAATGCATGTGCATCATGCACGAAGCCGACCCCTATGGGCATCTCGTCGTCAACGGACGGCCCGTGACCGACACGCAGCTTGCGCTCCTGACAGGCGCCAGCCCGGACCAGCTCGCAGGACTCCTTTCCGAGCTGGAATTGGCCGGCGTCTTCTCACGAAACAGCAAGGGCGTGGTCTACTCACGACGCATGACCCGTGACCACAAGAAGTCCCAAACAGCGCGGAAAAACGGCAAAACCGGAGGCAACCCAAGTCTTTGTTCTGACAAGGAAAATTCCGCGTCGGATAAGGGGGCGGTTAAGCGCAGGGTTAAGGGTCGGGATAACACCCAGAGGCCAGAGGCCAGAAACCAGAATAACCCCCCTAAATCCCCCCAAGGGGGGACCGGGAATGATGATGGGATTTTGGATCATGGGAAGTCGCGCAGCACATGGCGGCTGCTGCTGATCGGCTATCGGGACAACCGCCTCTGGCCGATCACCGCCGGTCCGCAGCCCTTTGAGCCCGGATGCTACGCGCCGGCCGATCTGGTCCGCGAGATCCTCGAACCGGAGGACGTTTGATGGACATGTTTTCCGACCGGGAATGGTTTGCCGTGGTCGTGAAGGCCGGCAGGAACCAGGAGGTTCACCGGCGCTTCGAGGAGCAGGGTTACCGCTCGTTCCTGCCGCTGTGCCTGCGTGAGCGCAGCAACGGGCCAGGGCGGCTGGAGACCGTGACGCGCCCGCTGTTCGACCGGTACCAGTTTGTCGGCTGCCACACCGAGCAGCCGTTCAGCCCGATCACCAGCACGATCGGCGTGAGCTTCGTGGTGCGCGGCGTGGGCAACTTCCCGCTGAGGGTGTCGCCGCTGGTCCTGCGCAGGGTCAAGGCCCGCTGCGACAAGGATGGCGGAGCTGTGGATTTCCGTCCGCACCAGCCCGAGCCGAGGCCGCCGGTCACCTGGGAGCCCGAGCAGGTTCTGCGCGTGATTGACGGACCGTTCCGCGACTTCGCCGCGGTCTTCCTGGAGGTCGACAAACGCAGGGAGACGGCGCTCGTCCTGCTCGACCTGTTCGGCCGAACCACCCCGCTCGCGATCCCGGTGGACAGCCTGTCACCCGTCGAAGCGCCGGCTCGAAGGATTGCCTGATGGTGGTAGCTTTAACCATTTCGAAAGGATTAGAGGGGATACCATGCCCTTGGTCCCCCGGCACCCGTCCGGGATGGGACTGCGGCAGCTATAGAAGCGCCCGACCTACCCGATCCCCGACATTCGCCCGCCCGGTCTTCCGAGGCGGGTTTTTTCGTGCCCGGAGCCCAGCATGGCCGATATCCCGCCTGAATTATCCAAAGCCGCCTCCGGCCTGATCGGTCCGATCATCGGGGCGGCAATGGGCGTGCTGATGCGGCACAGCCAGCTCGTCCAGGCCGGCCAACGCCCGTTCTGGTCGCTCCGCCTGCTTTACGAGGTTCCGACCGTGATCGGCATGGCGATCATCGGTGGCGGTCTCGGGGCCTACCTCAGCCTGCCTGAACTTGCCTCCTGGGCTGTGGCCGGCCTTCTGGCCTGCTACGGGCCGAGGAGCATCGACGTTCTGGTTCGGGCGGCGGCGGCCAAGCTGGGCGTGAAGGCGGAGGGCTGACCATGGCGTGCATCCTCGACGCTCCTTCCGGCGTGCTGGCCGTCATGATCGCGATCATCGAGGCGGCGCGGCAGCGCATGGAGCAACACAAGACGGGGTGAGCCATGGCGAAGCGGCTTGATCCCGCGACCTGGGCGCAGATCAGGGCGCGCTACGCCGCGGGCGCCTCGTTCGGGGCCATGGCGAAAGAGTTCAGCGTCTCCAAGGGGACGCTTGGCGAGCGGGCGAAGGCCGAGGGGTGGACCCGCTCCGCTCCGAACGCCCCGAACGGAAAACCGAACGCTCCGAACGGTCGGCGTTCGGGAGAGGGCAAGGCGAGGGGCACGGCCTCCAGGCTGGGCGGGGATGCGCTGCGGCGTCCGCCTCTCGAAGACCCTGAAAGCCTTGGTGAACTCAACCCCCGGCAGCGTCAGTTCGTGCGGGAGTATGGGCGGGACTTCAACGGCACCCAGGCTGCTATCCGGGCCGGCTACAGCCCTGCCAGTGCGGCGCAGCAGGCTTGCGATCTCCTGAAACATCCGAAGGTGTCCAAGGCCATCGCTGAGGCTGAACGGCTGCGGGCGGAGCGGACCAACGTCACGGCGGACCGGGTGCTTCAGGAACTGGCCCGGATGGGCCTCGCCGACCTGTCCGACCTTGCCGAATGGGACGCCGGCACCGTCCGCCTCCGATCCTCCTCCGAACTCCCTCCGGACCTGTCCGCCGCCGTGGTGGAGGTGAGCGAGGGGAAGGAGGGGGTGAAGATCAAGCTGGGCAAGATGCAGGCCCTGCGCGAACTGGCGAAGGTCACCGGCCTGACGGCGCAGCGTCCGAACGGCGGGGGCGGCGCCGACCCGGTAACGAAGGTGGAGCGCACCGTTGTCCGTCCTGCAGATCCCCACGGCTGAAGTCTTCCTGCCGCTGCTGCCCCCCTCCCGCTACAAGGGCGCCTGGGGCGGCCGCGGGTCCGGGAAGTCACACTTCTTCGCCGACCTCCTGATTGAGGATTCCCTCGCTGAACGCGGCCTTTGCTCCGTCTGCATCCGCGAGGTTCAGAAGTCGCTGAAGGACAGCGCCAAGCGGCTCATCGAAAACAAGATCGAGGAGTTCCGTCTCGGTTCGGAGTTCCGCGTCTTCCGGGACGCGATCCAGACGCCGGGCGACGGGGTGATCGTCTTCCAGGGCATGCAGGACCACACGGCGGAGAGCATCAAATCCCTGGAGGGCTTCAGACGGGCGTGGGTGGAGGAGGCACAGACCCTCTCGGCGAACAGCCTGACGCTCCTCCGCCCGACGATCCGCGCGCCGGGGTCGGAGCTGTGGTTCTCCTGGAACCCGCGCAGCAAGAAGGACCCGGTGGACAAGCTGCTCCGCGGCGAGGCTCCGCCGACCGGCACCACCATCGTCCGGGCGAACTGGTCCGACAACCCGTGGTTCCCCGCCGAGCTGGCGCAGGAGCGCCGGGACGACGAGCGGGACCGGCCGGACCAGTACCCGCACATCTGGGAAGGGGACTACGCCAAGGTGACCGAAGGAGCCTATTACGCCGCCGCCCTGACCCAGGCCCGCAAGGATGGCCGCATCGGGCGCGTCGCTGCCGATCCGCTGATGACCGTCCGCCTGTTCGCCGACATCGGCGGCACCGGCGCCAAGGCCGACGCCTTCACCATCTGGGCGGCGCAGTTCATCGGCAAGGAAATCCGGGTGCTGGACTACTATGAGGCCGTTGGCCAACCGCTGGGCGCCCATCTCGCGTGGATGCGGGAGCGCGGCTTTGACCCTGGCAAGGCGCAAATCTGGCTGCCGCACGACGGGGCGACGCAGGACAAGGTGTTCGCCGTCTCCTACCAGAGCGCGCTGGAGGAGGCCGGCTATCGCGTGACGGTCGTTCCGAACCAGGGCAAGGGCGCCGCGGCGGCGCGCATCGAGGCGGGGCGCCGGCTGTTCCCGCGCTGCTGGTTCAACGAGACGGCGACACAGCCCGGCCTGGACGCGCTGGGCGCCTATCATGAGAGGCGGGACGAGTCCCGGCAGATTGGGCTCGGTCCGGAACACGACTGGGCCAGCCACGGCGCCGACGCCTTCGGCCTGATGTGTGTGGCCTATGAGGAGCCGTCGCGCTCCGCCGGCTTCGGCCGGGACCTGAATTACCGATCGCTTGGAGTTGCCTGATGGCCGCGATGACCGAACGCGAGCTGTGCGCCATCCTGAAGGCGGAGCGCGCCAACGCGCTGGGCGGCGCGCAGTCGCCCGAGTTGGCGGACGAGCGGGCCAAGGCCCTCGACTACTACAACGGCGACATGGACAAGGACATGCCGCGTCCCGGCCCTGACCGGTCCGGCGCGGTGTCCACGGACGTTGCCGACGTGGTGGAGGGGCTGATGCCCTCCCTGTTGGAGATCTTCGTCAGCGGCGACGAGGTGGTCCGCTTCGAGCCGGTCGGGCCGGAGGACGAGGACGCCGCCCAGCAGGAGACCGACTATGTGAATCACGTCTTCATGCAGGGCAACCAGGGCTTCCTGGTCCTGCACAACTTCATCAAGGACGCGATCCTGCAGAAGGCCGGCGTCGTCAAGGCGTGGTGGGACACGACGGAGCAGCGGCAGCGTGAACGCTACGTCGACCTGACGGACGACGAGTTCGCCCTTCTGCTGGCCGCCGACGGCGTCGAGGTGGTGGAGCATGAGGAGCGCCCCGCCGATCCCATGACGATGGAGCAGGGGCCCGAGCCCGGAGCGGAGGGGATGGCCCCGCCGCAGCCCGCCACGCTGCACACCGTCACGGTGGTGATCCGGGAGGAGCGTGGGAGCTGTCGGGTCGAGGGCGTTCCGCCGGAGGAGTTCGGCATCAGCCGCCGGGCGCGCAGCCTGTCTACGGCTCCTTACGCCTTCCACAAGCGGGCCGTCCCGGTGTCTGACCTGCTCGCCGCCGGCTACGACCGCAAGCAGCTGGACGCGATCCCGTCTTATGGCGATGCGGAGACGGAGGAGGAGCAGGCCCGCCAGACCGACACCATGGGCTCCCCCGATCACGACACGCTCAACCGCTCCATGCGGGAGGTGGAGGTCACGGAGCATTACATCCGCATCGACTATGACGATGACGGCGTGGCCGAGCTGCGGCGCGTCGTCACCGCCGGGCCGCAAGGGGTGGTGCTGACGCGCGACGGCAAGCCGGAGAACGAGGAAATCGACCGGATGCCCTTCGCGATCATGTCGCCGATCATCATCCCGCACCGGGTGATTGGCCGCTCCGTCGCTGACCTTGTCATGGACATCCAGCGCATCAAGACGGCCCTGCTGCGCGCCCTGCTCGACAACGCCTACTTCGCCAACAACCAGCGCATGGAGGTGGCCGAGGCCTTCGCCACGGACCAGACGCTGGACGACATGTTGACCAACCGGCCCGGCGGCATCGTGCGTGTGAAGCAGCCCGGCGGCATCACGCCCATCGCCGTGCAGCCCATCGGCGGCTGGGTCCATCCGCTGATCGAATACACGGACAGCGTGAGGGAGTGGCGTACCGGTGTTACCCGGCAGGGCCAGGGGCTGGACGCCAACGCGCTCAACAACCAGACGGCTACGGCGGCGGCGCAGGCCTTCACCGCGGCGCAGGCGCGCATGAAGATGATCGCTCGCGTCCTGGCCGAAACCGGCATCCGCGACCTGTTCCTGCTGATCCACGAACTGACCCGCAAGCACAGCGACCGGCAGGCCGTCGTCAGGCTGCGCAACAAGTGGGTCACGGTGGACCCGCGCGAGTGGCGCACCCGGAACGACATGACGGTGAGCGTCGGGCTTGGCACGGGCAGCAAGGACCAGATGCTCGGGCACCTGTCGTCGCTGCTGGCCTTCCAGATGCAGGCGCTGGGCGGCGGCGGCATGGGGGGCATGATCACGCCCCGGAACGTCTACGCCACGCTCAAGCGCATGGTCGAGAACGCCGGGCTGAAGTCCATCGATCCGTACGCCCAGGACCCGGCCAACGTGCCGCCCGCGCCGCCGCAGCCTGATCCGAAGATGATGGAGATGCAGGCCCGCATGCAGCTGGAACAGCAGAAGGCCCAGGCGCAGGCAGAGGCCGAGCGGATGCGCGCCGAAGCGGACATCACCATCGCCCGCGAAAAACTGGCGGCGGAGGTGACACTCAAGCGGGAGCAGATGCAGGCCGAAATGCAGCTCAAGCGGGAGCAGATGATCCTGGAGGCGAACATGGCCCGCGCCCAGGCGGTGCTGAACGCCCAGACCAAGCCGGCCACCGTGTCGGCCGTGCAGCTCGGGGGAGAGGTCGGATGATGCGGCAGGCGGTTCCCGGCCTCTTCGGCGCGCTCGCGCCGCAGCCCCCGGAGGTTCAGGCCCCGGCGGTGGCGCCCGGCCTGTTCTCTGCGCAGGAGGACGGCCATTCTGCCACCATCCGGCAGGCGCAGAACGACCTGCAGTCCTTCTTCGCTGATCCGGTCAAGGCGATGACCTACACGACCCTCAACGGCACGGCCGGGCAAGGACCGGACGCGGCGCAGCGGAGCCTTGCGGGGCTGTCCGGGTCGTTCGACCACCGCGGCGGCTTCAGCGACAACAGCGGCCTGTCCGATGTGGCGTCACGCGCAACGAGCCTCGGCGGTTTCCTGTCCGAAGCGCTGGGGAACGTGGCAGCCATCGCCAACCCGACACCGCTCGGCTGGGCAGGGCTCGGCTTCGGCATCGCCAACAACAGAAGCACGCTCGGCGTGAAGGGCCTGTTCGATGCGATTGCTGAGTCGCTTGGTTTTGGCGACGGAGGCGGCTGGGACCGGGGCGGCATTGGTGGATACGGAACATCCGGCCGAGGCGCCTTCGACCCTGGTGTTGCTGGCATGCCCGGCGGCGTGACCGGTCGCGGCTCCGATGGCGGCGGTTACGGTTCCGACCCGACTGGCGGCACCGGCAACACGGGCGGCCCTGGCCACAGCGATGGGAATTGGTGACATGGACGAAGGCAAGCTTCGGCTGGAGGAGCAGCGGGGCGCCCAGGCGCAGGCCCTGCTGGACAACGACCTTTTGCGCGAGGCGTTCGCGGCCTTGCGCCAGGACTACATGCAGGCGTGGGAGGCCACCGGTGCCCGCGACACCGACGCGCGGGAGCGCCTGTGGCAAGCGGTGCAGATCGTCGGCAAGGTGCAGAGCCACCTGAAGGCCGTCGCTGACACGGGCAAGCTGGCCCGCCGGCAATTGGACGAGGTCGCCACCCTCGGCGAGAAGCGCTTCGGAATTTTCTGACGGGAGCCGCATCGGGCGGCCCACCCAACCACAGGTGACCGATGACAATCGAGACGACCCGGCGCGCCCCCCTGATGGGCGGCGTGGCCTTCCTCGCGTCCAGCTTCGGCGGGCATCGCATCCGCTTCGCCCCCGACATGGAGGGTGGCGGCGCCCCGGACGCGGGCGGCGGCGCCGAGCCGTTGTCCCTGGGCGACTACCTGCGCGGCCAGAGCGCCCGCACCGACGAGACGACCGGGCAGGAGGCCGCGACCGGCGCCGCCCATGAGCAGATCCCGGCAGGCGATGCCGGTGATGCCCCGGAAGGGGCCGAAAGCGGCCAGCACGAGGCGGATCAGCACGAACCGGGCGCGGAAGAGCCCCCGGCCATCGAGCCCCCGCCGACGCTGGACGCCAAGCTTCGCGCCAAATGGCCCTCTTTCGACCGCGACACACAGCAGGATTTTGCCCAGTGGGAAGCGGCGAGGCAGGAGGGCGTTCAGGCGAAGCTTCGAGAAGCCGCGGACACGCGCAAGGCCGGTGAGGCGGAGCGCAAGGCCGCGGAGCAGGAGCGGCAGCAGGCGGCGCAGTTCCGTCAGGTTCTGGACATGGCCGTCGCCGAACTCGGCAGCCAGCTCCAGCAGGAACCGGACTGGACGAAGCTCGCCGCGGACGACCCGCTCGGCTACATCCAGCAGCGGGCGACCTGGGACGCGAAGGTCCAGAAGTTCCAACAGCTCCACGCCGAGCAGCAGCGACAGACTGCCCAGCAGCAGGCGGAGCAGACGGAGCAGGTCAAGGCCTACGTCGCGGATCAGTCCCAGAAGCTGCTGGACGCCATCCCGGAGTGGAAAGCGGACCCGACGAAGGCCAAGGCCGAGCAGGCGGAAATCCGGTCGTTCCTGGAGAAGTCCGGCTTCTCGAAAGAGGAGATCGGGAAGCTCTACGACCACCGCATCGGCGTCATGGCGCGCAAGGCCGCCCTCTACGACAAGGCGCAGGCCGGCCTGAAGGCCAAGCCCGCCGCCGCCCCTGCCAAACCCGTCACCCCCGGCGCCGCCCCCACCAAGGGCGAGGCGAAGGCCGGGGAAATCCAACAGATCAGCGCCCGCCTCAGCAAGACCGGCACCATCGGCGACTACCTCGCCCTGCAGCGCGCCAAGCGGGCCTAACCGGAGACACGATCATGGCTCTTCCGAGCAACACCTTCTCGACCTACGCCGCCGTTGGCAACCGCGAGGACCTGACGGACGACATCTACCGCGTCGCGCCGACCGAGACGCCCTTCGTCTCGTCCGTCCAGAACGCCGGCCGCGCCAAGGCGGTCAACCACGAATGGCAGACCCAGGATCTCGCCGCCCCGGACACCGGGAATGCGGTGCTGGAGGGCGACGACGCCACCACGGACGCCGCGACGCCGACCGTCCGCCTGGGCAACATCTGCCAGATTTCGGACAAGGTGGCCCGCGTCACCGGCACCCAGCAGGAGACCGCCAAGGCCGGGCGGGACGACGAGCTGGCCTATCAGGTCGCGCTGAAGAAGCTGGAGCTGAAGCGCGACATGGAGGCGATCCTCCTGAACAACCAAGCCAAGGGCGCGGGCAACACGACCACGGCGCGCACGCTGGCCGGCGTCGAGAGCTGGATCAAGACGAACACCAGCATGGGCAGCGGTGGCGCCAACCCGTCCGCCGCGGACGGCACCGGCACCCGCACCGACGGCACGCAGCGCGCTTTCACCGAAGCCATGCTGAAGACCGTCCTGCAGTCCATCTGGAACGAGGGCGGTAACCCCGACACGATCATGGTCGGCGGCGTCAACAAGCAGCGGTTCTCGACCTTCACCGGCCGCGCGACGGTGCAGGAGGAGGCTAAGACCAAGAAGATCGTGGCCGCCGTGGACGTCTACGAGAGCGACTTTGGCACGCTGAAGGTGGTGCCGAACCGCTTCCAGCGCGCCCGGTCGGCGCTGGTCCTGGAAATGGACAAGTGGGCGCTCGCCTTCCTGCGCAACATGAAGGAAGTGCCGCTCGCCAAGACCGGCGACAGCGAGCGCAAGCAGATCATCTGCGAATACACGCTGGAGAGCCGGAACGAGAAGGCGTCCGGCGGCGTGTTCGACCTGACGACCACGTAACCAGCGTCGCCGTTCTGCCAGCATCAGGGCCGCCCCTCACCGGGCGGCCTTTTCCATGCCCGGAGGACCCCATGGGTATCAACCGCCTGTCCGCCTCTCAGCGCCTCAGCGTCGGGATTGCGTCCACCACGTCGACGGCGATCAGCATCGGCGTCAACGCCGTGCGCCTCGCGGCGAATGTCGGGTGCCACATCGTGATCGGGGACGGAACCCCGGTGGCGACGGCCGCTGCCGCCTACCTGCCGCCCAATGAGCCGGAGTCCTTCGTCGCCGCGCCCGGGCAGAAGGTGGCGGTGATCCGGGAGGCGACGGATGGCTTCCTCACGGTGACGGAGCTGACCCGATGAGCGACATCGCCACCCGCACCCATTACGACGCCGCGGAGCGCGCCTTCATCTTCGAGCGCGTCCAGGATTGCGAACCGATCCTGGAGCGCAACAAGGCCCTGCAGAACGAGCCGCGCGCGGACAGCGATTGGGGCCGGCACATCGCCTCCGTCCCGAACGTGATCCTGGAGCGCTGGATCAAGGAGGACGGAGTGAACCTGCTGGCCCTGCCGGCGCGGGAGTTCGGGGACCTGATCCGCCGCAAGCTCCGCGATCCGCAGTGGTCGTTCCTGCGCACCAACTCCAAGCCGATCTGAGGTCGCCATGGCGATCAGCACCTATGCAGAGCTGCAGGCGGCTATCGCCGACTGGCTCAACCGGGATGACCTGACCCCGGTGATCCCGACCTTCATCGCCCTGGCCGAAGCGGAGTTCAACCGGCGCTTGCGGACCCAACGCATGTTGAGCCGGGCCTCTACCACGGCCACGGACGAATACGAGGACTTGCCGGACAACTTCCTGCAGATGCGCAGCGTCCACGCCAGTGCCGATCCGATCCAGCGGCTTGAGTTCGTGACGCCGGCCAACTTCCTCGACCTTCCTTGCGTGGGGCAGGCGGGGCGGCCCGAGTTCTTCACGGTGCTGGGGGCGCAGCTCTGCCTTGCCCCGGTGCCGAAGAACGAGCCCATCAAGCTCGTCTACTTCTCGAAAATCCCGGCCCTGTCGGACGCCGCCCCGGCCAATTGGCTGCTCGACATGGCGCCGGAGCTGTATCTGCACGCCTCGCTCGGTCACGCCGCCCCGTACATCCGGGATGACCAGCGCGTCTCCGGCTGGAAGCAGCTCGCAGAAGACCAGATCAACGAGATCAACGAAGCCGACAAGCGCGCGGCCTTCAACGCCGGCCCGCTGCTCATGCGCACCGCAGGCCCGACCCCATGAGGAAGACATGACCCTTTGGACCAACGATCTGTCGGGCTCCGTCAACCGTGTCGGGCCGGACGTGACGGATGCGCGGGTGACCCCGACCGGGAGCGACATCCAGCTTTACGTCTCCGATTTGGCGGCGACGGTGGGTGGCACCACCGAAGACGTGACCGCGCTCCAGGTCGCCAAGCTGGATAAGGACGGCGATGCGGGGGCTGTCACCGTGGCCGGCCGCGCGCTTGCCGACCGCGCCGCCGATGTGGTCGACGTGATGGACGCCCCGTATTCCGCCGTCGGCAACGGCGTGGCGGATGACACCGCGGCGCTGGTCTCCGCGATCGCGGCGGCGACCAACGGCCGCATCTTGGTCATCAACTACCCGCTGTATCTGGCCTCTCCGCAGAGCGTCGTCGTGCCAACCAGCGTCACCCTGCGTTTCGAGGGAGCGGGCACGCTGAAGTGGGACTTCGGTCAGCTCCAAGGGATGGTCGTGGCCTCCGCGGGCGGCGATTTCACGTCGATGCCCGTGGTGTCGGTTGCCGGCTCGACCCTCGTCACCACGGCCAAGCTCAACCGCGTGGAGGTGGCGGCTGGCGGGTCCGGCTACGCGCAAGGCGACGTCCTGACGGTGCCCGGCGTGACCGGCACAGCGCCGCCCGTGGTCGTGGAGACGGTGGACGGATCGGGCGCCATCCTGCAGGCTCGGCCCGACTACAACGCCCTGGGCTCGGCGACGGCCATCCCGGCGAACCCCGTCTCCATCACCGGGGGCAGCGGCAGCGGCGCGGCGCTGACCCTGTATTGGAACATCAACACCGTGTCGGTCACGGCTGGCGGCGCCTACATTACCCCGCCGCCGGTGACGATCTCGGGGACCTACGTCCACAAGCCGGTCCTGATCCCCCGCGGGCGCTACCCGACGATCTTCGGCGCCATCGAGGCGCCGTCGATGAAGCCGATCTTCACGGGCAACTATCGCTATGTGCATGGTGCCATCCGCTCCCCGACCTGCCCGGTGACATGGTGGGGCGCTGCCGGCGGTGTCGACAGCACCCACGCCTTCCAGTGCGCCGCTTTCCAGGCGCAGGCGGTTGACGGGGTGGTTGAGGTGCCGCCGCAGAGCGTGCCGTACCGGATCGGCACCGTCGCGCTCGGCATTCAGTATGTGCTGCGCTCCTGCGCCGTCGTCGGGCCGTCGCGGCGCGATGTGCCCTACACGGGCACTGGGGTGCTGATCAAGCTGCTGGATGGGCACGACGGACACATGTTCATCAAGCCGATGCGGACCGGCGCAGTGCAGCTCCGCAATCTGCGGCTGGACGGCAACCAGCCCATGCAGGCGCCCGGCGCCAAGTCGTCCGCGATCTTCATCGAGGACGATTGGACCCGCAGCTACTATTGGGGTGGCTCCATTGAGTCCTGCTGGGTCACCGACACAGCGTGGCACGGCATCTATATCGGCTGGCACCAAGACGCCGGCCAGATGCGCGATGTCTGGGTGCAGTATGCCGGCGGCGGGAATTGGGCCTCAACCAGCACAATCACCGACAACGGCGTCCACGGCATCCTCAACCGTGCCTACGATTGGAAATATTCCAACGTCGATGTTGGCCGCTGCTACGGCGACGGCCTGCACATCGAGCGCGGGTCGCAGATACAAATCACCTCGCTCGCCAGCTATGGCAACGGCGGTTGCGGCCTGTCTCTGGACGCAACGTCAACCGATCTGATGATTGCGACGAGCGCTTTCGACCACAACAAAAAGCACGGCGTCTATCTGGGCGGTGCGGTTGTTGGCAGTATCCGTTCCGGTCGATCCATCGATGCGTGTGTGTTCCGTGGAAACTCTCGCTCGTTGAGCAACGAATACTCCGATATCTACGTGGCGAGCGACCATGACCTTTCGGTTTCGGGGTGCTCCTTCGATGGGTCTTCGGACAGCACGAGGCCGAAATACTGCATCGAGTTCGATGCAGGCTTGTCCCCGTCCTCGGTTGCGTGGTCGGGCAACTCGTATGGGACAAGCGGACGTCTCTCGTACGGGACCGCGCTCACGAATAACTTCTCCAAGCTGTTCGTGGCAGGTGGCGCGGGGGTTGGCCTGCACTTCGACACGGCGGCCAACAACTTCGCCATGGAGGGAGTGACCCGGTTCGCGTCCGGGCTCACGTTCGGCGACGAGGCGTTGTCTGCCTACGATGTCGGATCATGGACGCCGACGCTGACGGCCTCCACGACGTCCGGAACCCACACGTATTCGGTCCAGGCTGGCGAATACGTCCGGATCGGCAATCTGGTCTTCGTGTCGGGCCGGTTGGAAGTGACCGCCAAGGACGCTGCGCTCAACGGCAACGCTCGGATTTCCGGCCTTCCGTTCGTGTCGTCAAACGCGATGGTGAGCAATCACGACAGCGGCGTTCAGCTCACGTCCGTGACCGGGCTGACGCCGACGGCAGGCTATGACCGCGACGTGTTCGGCGGCATCCCCAAGGGCGTGTCGTACATCAGCCTGAAGGCCTCCGGCACGTCCGGCACCGGGACCATCAATCACACCAACCTGGGCTCGGCGCCCACCTTCCAATTCAGCGGCATGTACCGCGTCTGAGGGGGATTACAGAAATGCTGACCGAAAGCCGCGAGCTGCTGTCCGTGAAGATCGTGCCGCCCGTGTCCCTGGAGGTGTGCGTGGTCACCGTCGTCCGGCGCGACGGCGCGGAGATCGCCCGGAGCGAGCGTCACCGCTATGTGTTGGAACCGGGCGACGACCTTTCCGAAGAGCTGCCCGTGGTGGTGGCGCAGGCGCAAGCCCTGTGGACGCCGGAAGCGGTGGCGGCGTGGCGGGGGGCGCAGTCGGTGGAGGAGGCCCCGGAGGCGGGGGCGGGCCAGTAATGGCCCCCCTGCTCTCCGTTCGGGCTGGGGAGCAGGTCGCGAGCGGCCTGTTCGTCTCCACGAACCCGCTCGATGCCCCGCTTTGGGTGGATGGGCGGAACGTCATCTTTCGGGACGGGGGCGTTGAGAAGGCCCCCGGCTTCGTCTCGCTCCTGACGGTGGCCGATGCCGGCACGCTCCGCGGCATGGACGCGATGACGGACACGGCGCTGATCCAGCGTCTGTTCCTGGGGGATGCTGGGAAGCTGTACCAGTGGACGGCGGGCACGCTCTCCACGGTCGGCACGGGCTACGCGGGGGAGGTCGACGAAGGAGGGGCGGCGCCGGCCTCCTGCTGGAGCTTTGCCGGCTACGGCGATTGGATGCTCGCGGCCAACGGGAAGGACCCGGTTCAGGTCTGGAAAAAGACGGTCGGGACCTTCGCCGCCCTCGATGTGGACGGACAGTTCGCGGCGGCAGAGGTGCTTGTCCGGCGCGGTCCGCACCTTCTGGCGTTCGGCACGGCCGGCGGCGCGGCGGGGGCCGCCGGCATGTACCATTGGTGCAGCGCCGACGATCCCGAGAATTGGGACCCTGACGCCACCGACAGCGCGGGCTTCCAGCCCATCGCGGAGCTGCAGGGGCCGATTGTCGCCGCGGTGCCGCTGGGCGACATGATCGCGGTGCTGGGGCGAAACCAGCTCTTCCTGGTCCGCTACACGGGCGCCCCGTTCTACTTCCCCTATCAGCCCGCCTTGACTGGCGTGGGAGCGGTCGGCAAGCGGGCCGTGGTCGAGGCCAACCGGCGGCTCTACGGCATGAGCCGGGCGGGCTTCTGGACGGCGGACGGCACGCAGTACCAGTACATCGACACCCCGGCCCTGCGGGATTACCTGCTGCCCCGCCTCAACACGGCGCAGCTATCCAAGGTGGTGTGCTGGTACGATCAGGCGAACCAACTCGTCCTGTGGTCGGTCCCAACGGTCGGCGCCGAACCTGATGTGACGGTCGGCTACCATGTGGCGTCGGGCGTCTGGACCATCTTCGATTGGGCGCGCAGCGCCGCGGTGCCGCAGGTCGGCGTGTACCGCCAGCCCTACACCGCCGGCGCCGGTGGCGAGGTCTACACGCACAACAGCGGCGTCGATGCCGGGGCCGGTGTCGGCATGGCGGCCTATGTGCAGTCCAAGCCGCTCGACTGCGGCGACGCGGGCGTGTGGAAGGCGGTCACCGAAGTGCGGGCGCGGCTCCGCCGGCTGGCCGGAACGGTCAACCTGCGGATCGGCACGCAACGCAACAGCGATGATCCGGTGACGTGGCTCCCGGCCAAGGTGCTGGACGACGGCAACGAAAGCCTTTGGCTGCGCGCCAGCGGGCGATACCTCACGCTCCGGATCGAAGGTTCCGCCGTCGGCGCTGATTGGGCGCTGACCGGCTTCGATCTGCTGGGCGCCTCTGCGGGAGAGCGGCGATGAACGGCTTTGGGGCGGTGTTGCCCACGCGGGGTCCTGGCGAAAGCGCAGAGGCCTTCCTTGACAGGCTGATGCCGGCGCTGGAGGGCGCCTTCTACAGCATCACCGGCCCGGCGGCGGCGAACACCTACGACAGTCAGGGGCGGGTGATCCTGTCCCCGGCCGGGCACACGGTCTATCGGGATGATGGGTCGGTGGCAATCGCACCCAACGTGATCCAGATCGACACGGACGATCTGGCCGAGGGGGCGGTGACGCTGGCGCAGACGGACATTCCCACGCTGGTCCTGGCGAACAGGGCCGTCATCGGCGATGCCCTGGTGCTGAACCTGCTGGCCGGCGACGTCGAGGCCGTCACCGCGAAGATCGACAACCTGGAAGTCAACGACGCCAACGTTGCGAACATGTCGGTGACGAAGCTCCTGGCCGGCACCATCGGCGTCAATGGCGTCTATGTCGGCTCCCCCGCCTTCGAGCTGGCCGGCGCAGACCGGCAGTTGCGGGTGAAGGACACGCAGGCTGTTCCGGTGACGCGGGTTGAGCTGGGGCGCACGGGCGCCGGATCGGCGGATTACGGCCTTCGGGTTCGCGCCGCTGACGGGACCGAGATCCTCAACGCCAACGGCCTGGGCGTGCATGTGGTCGGAACGGGCAATCTCGCCTATGCCGCCGCGACGGCGCCGGTCTCGGCCTTCACGCAACTGCAATCGACGATCTGGCCATGGTGGACTTCGGCGCAGTCCGTAACCATCACGGTCACGGAGCCAACGAGCATAGTCTACCTTTCGTTCGTCTGCTCCGTCGCAATCATCAGTGACCCTACGGCCGACTGCACTGTGCAGGGCCGGTTGATGCGTGGCGGATACGCCTTGGTCACAACGTCGAATGTCGCGTTCGCTCCGCTCGGCAGCGGCTCCTACCAATCCGTCGTGATGTCCATCAACGACATGCCGGGGGTCGGGACATGGACGTACTCCGCTGATCTGCAAAGCGTCGCCGTCGCGCCACCATCAACGTGTCTGGCCCAGGCCAAGCACATATTCGCGGTGGAGTTGAAGCGATGATTAGATACGCCGTCTACATGCCGGACACCGGGCAAATCCTCCGCACCGGCTTTTGCGCGCCGGACGCTGCGCCGCTCCAGGCCGGACCCGGCGAGGCCGTCACGGAGGTGCCGGCCAACGTGACCGACGAAACCCACCGCATCATGGACGGCCAGGCCGTCGAGAAGGAGTGAACTCATGGGCCTGTTCGACAGCCAGACCACGGTGAGCAACACGCCCGATTGGGCCACCGATTATATGAAGCAGAACCTGGGCCTCGCCGGTCAGGTCGCTGCACAGCCCTATCAGCAGTATGGCGGGCCGCGCGTCGCCGAAAACCCGATGCTGCCCGGCCTGCTCAACCAGTCCTTGGCCCTGGCCGGGGTGCAAGGGATGATCCCCGGCGGCTACAACACCGCGGCGGGGGTGGCCGGCTACAAGCCGGAGACGGTGGCCGGGAAAGACCTGTCCGGCTACATGAACCCGTTCACGCAAAACGTCATCGACAGCACGGCCGGCGAGATGCGCCGACAGGCGGCCATGACCGATCAGCAGATCGGCGGGCAGGCAGGGCAGGCCGGGGCTTACGGCGGCGCTCGCCACGCTCTGCTCCAGGCGGAGAACCAGCGCAACCTGAATGACCAGATCGGCAACATGACGGCCGGCCTGAACCTTCAGAACTTCCAGAATGCCCAGACGCAGGCTGTGGGCGACATCAATCGGGGCCTGCAGGGGCAGGCGCTGAACCTGCAGGCCGCCGGGCAGATGGACCAGTCGGCCGCCGCCGACCTTGCCCGCCAGATGAGTTCGCTCGGCTTCGCCAACCAGCTCGGCCAGCAGCAGCAACAGCAAATGCAGAGCATCTACGACACGAATTACCAGTCGTGGCAGGACCAGCAGAACTACCCGCTGAAGCAGCTCCAGACCCGGTTGGCGGCGGCGGGCAGCCAGCCGATGCCCACGCAACAGACCTACTTTCAGAACGGCGGCGCGAACGCGATCGGCGGTGCGCTGGGCGGGCTGCAACTGGCGAGCAGCCTGGGGGCGGGCGACTGGGGCAAGGCGGCGGGCGCGACCCTCGGTGGCCTTGCTGGACTGTTCGGCTGATAGGAGGGCATCATGGCGTTCATTCCCGGCCTGTTCGGCACGGACGACACCGCAAGCACGTCACCTCTGCTCGGCGGCGCTTTGCCGTCCATGCAGGACTATGCGTTTTCCGGCGGGCTGCAAGCCATAGCGCCGCTCATGGGGCCGCAGCGCGCCCCGGTTGGCATGGGGCAGGTTTTGGCGTCGCTTGGCGGTGGAATGGCCGCCGGGCGTCAGCAGGGGCAGCAGGACAGCCTGCAACTGGCCAGCCTTCAGCAGAAGCTGCGGCAGCAAGAGGCCATCCGGAAGTATGCCGAAGCCCTTCCCGAGGCCGAGCGCGGCGCCTTCCTGGTGGACCCCGCGGCCTACATCAAGGCCAAAAACGAGGGCTACACGCTGGGCGAGGGGCAGAAGCGCTATCAGGGCGGACAAGTCGTGGCCGAAGGGCCGGAGAAGAAGCCGTGGGAAGGCGCAGTGAAGGGGCCGAACGGCCAATGGATCATGGACCCGAACTATCTGCAGGGTCGGACGGCCATTGCGGCGGCGGGCCGGCAGACGACGAACGTCACGGTGAATGGCGACAACGCCCTGCAGAAGGGGTTGGGCGAGGGCATCGCCAAGTCAATCGTTGAAGGGCGCGCTCGGGCGGAGTCTGCGCTGTCGCAGCTTTCCGCGATCAACGAGGCGCGCAAGTTGCTCGACAGCGGCATCATCTCCGGTTCTGGTGCCGGCTGGAAACTCGCCCTGGACAAAGGCCTGTCCAGCATCGGATTCGCCGACGGGACGCGGGCGGCCAACACCGAAGCGTTCATGGCGAACATGGGCCGGCAGACGCTGGAGCTGGTCAAGGGTCTTGGGTCTGGGTCCGGCATCTCGAACGCCGACCGTGACTATGCGGAGAAGGTCGCGGGCGGCAGCATTGAGCTGACCGAACAGAGCATCCGGAAGATCCTCGACATCAACGACCGGGCGGCGCGGTCGGCGGTCCGTCTCCACAACACCAACGTCAAGCCGGTCATCGATGACCCGAACACCCCCGCGACGGCGCGGACCTATCTTGGGGTTCCGGAGCCTGCTGCCCCTGCGTCGGCGCCTGCGGGACTGCAGCCAGGGGCCGTGCAACCCGCCGCGCGGCCGGGTCAGAAGGCCGGGGTTCCGACCTTCGCCAGCCCGAACGACGCGGCGTTCAAGGCGCTGCCGAGCGGGTCCGAGTTCTATGACCCCAACGGCGTCCTCAGGAGGAAGCCATGACCGATCCCGCCGACCCCTGGGCCGCCTATCCCGTCGTGGAGCAGCCTGTTCCCGTCGCCGCGCCCCAGGACGACCCTTGGGCCGCCTTCCCCGTGGTGCAGGACGCTCCGAAGACCGGGGCCGTCATGAACGCGGGGGCGGGTATCAACGAGTCGTTGGCGAACACGCTGGGGATGCCCGCTGATATCGCCAACTGGATACTCAGTGCAGCAGGGGTGCCCGTCGCCGAAAAGCAGTGGCTCGGCCGGGAGTGGTGGAAAGACCGCATGGGCGACATCGGCGCCGATCCGCGTAACATCGCCCCGGCGGACACCGCGGAGAAGGCCATCCGCGGCGCAGCGCGCGGAACCACGGACGCGTTGTCCGTGGCCCTGCCAGCCGGTGTTGCAGCGAACGCCCTGCGGGCCGGGACGATGGGCGAGGGCGTCGCTTCGGCCCTGGCCGCCCAGCCGGTCACGCAGGCGGCGGCCGGGGCTGTCGGCGGGGCCGCGGGGGAGGCGACGGACAGCCCAGCCCTTGGTCTGGTCGCGGCCATGGCCACTCCCTTGGCGGGCGCGGCGGTCCCGCGCGCCGTCACCCCCATCCGGTCGCAGCTCACCGCGGAGCAGGCACGCCTTGCCGGTGTGGCCGCGAAGGAGGGGATTCCCTTGACGCCAGCGCAGGCGACCGGCAGCCGGCCCCTTCAGACCATGGAGGCGGCCTTCTCCACGTTGCCGATGACGTCCGGTCCTCAGCGGTCGATCCAGGACGCGCAGCGTGCCGCCTTCAACCGGGCGATCCTGAAGCGGGCTGGCGTTGACGCCGACCGCGCCACCCCGGAGGTTCTGGACGACGCCTTTCGCGCCCTCGGGCAACGGTTCGAAGACCTCGCTGCCCGGACGACGGTCAAGGTCGACGACAAGCTGTTCTCGGATGTCGATGCCGTCGCCAAGGAGTATGGCCGGAGGCTGCCGTCCGACGTCGCTCCGGTGTTCCAGTCCTATATGGACGACCTGAACGCCATGCGGTCGGCCGTGGGGCAGGGTCAGACCGTCACGATCGAGGGGCGGGCGTTCCAGAACGTCGTTTCCGACGTTAAGGCGTCGGCCCGATCCGCGCAGAACAACCCGGCGCTCCAGAACGCCCTGGGCAAGCTGGCGGACGCTCTGGACAACGGGATGATTCGCAGCTCGCCGCGGGACGTGGCCAACGACTGGCTGAGGGTGCGGCGCGACTATCGGAACCTGCTGACCATCGATAAGGCGATGTCCGGCGGCACGCAAGCGGACCGGGTGGCCGGCGACATCCCGTTCAGCACCCTCCGGATGGCTGTGCGGAAGGCCGACCCTCGCGGGTTCTCTCGGGGGCGCGGGGAGCTGAACGATCTGGCGCGCGTCGGCGACTTCATCGGCGAGACGCGGGTCCCCTCAAGCGGGACATCCGAGCGCAGCACCATGACCGGCATGTTGACGGGCGGCGGCATCGGCGCTGCCGGCACCGGCACGCTCGCGAGCACCGGGGACCCCCTCCTATCGATCGGCGTTGGGCTCGGGGCTGCGGCGCTGCCGCGGGTCGTTCAGGCGCTCTACAACAGCCCAGCGGGTCGGGCGTGGCTGACGAATCAGGCCGCTGCTCAAGCGGGGCCGACCGTCAATAAGGGCTTGGCGGCGGCGCTGCTGGCCGGTGAGGTAAAGGGGCTGCTGGATTAGGGCTTCCAGCTCATGGACTTTGCGGCCTTCCGGCCATAGCGGATCAGGACGTAGAGCTTCATGAGCAGGTAGCTGCCGCCAACACCAAAGAGCAGCGAGCCAAACAGCCTCGCCTTCTCATTCTCGACTTCGTCAACGGTCATTTGCCAGTAAACCGCACACCCAATCACGATAGCAATGCCGCACTGGACGATCTGCCAGACCAGTTCGCTTCGGCTTTCTTTCATGACCCGCCTCATTCAACCCCCAGCAGCGTAGCCGAAGCGCTGCCGGGTGTCACGATCGCGACAACACTCCAACAGGCCGCCTTCCGGGGCGGCCTTTTTCTATGCCCGCAAGGAGGCATCATGAACACCTTCGAATCGGCCCTCGCCTTCGTCCTGCAGAAGGAGGGCGGCCCGGCGATCACCGACGATCCGCGCGACCCCGGCGGCCTTACCCGCTGGGGCATCTCCAAGCGCGCCTACCCGGATCTGGACATCCGCAACCTGACCCGCGATCAGGCGGCGGCGATCTACCGCCGGGACTACTGGGACTGGGCCGGCTGCGGCAACCTGCCGGCGGGCGTGGCGCTGTTCCATTTCGACACCGCCGTGAACCAGGGCGCGGGCACCGCAGCGAAGTTCCTCCAGCTCGCCGCCGGCGTCGAGGCCGACGGCAAGATCGGCCCGAAGACGCTCGCCGCCGTGCAGCGCGCCCGGTCCGCCGACCTGCTGGTGGAGTATGCCGCGCGCCGCGCCGACCACTACGGCCGCCTTCCGCACTTCCCGACCTACGGCCTGGGCTGGATGCGCCGGCTGGCCGCATGCCTCGCCCTGGCCATCACTGCCTGATCACGAACTTGCGCGAAATCGCAAGCTGACCCGCCGCCCGGCATCCCGCCCGGCGGCTTTTTGCTGCCTGAAAGGAGGCATTCATGCCCATCGCCCACCGCAAGAAGCTCGCCCTGGTCGCCTTCGCCGTTGCTGCCGGTGCGGTCGACTACTTCGCTGGAACCAACTTCCTCCCCATGGCGCTCCAGGCTCTCATGGGGATGTGA